TTAAACATTTAACAAAAGGTAAATTATAATGGCTTGGAATTCAGGAACAGATACAGGAAGTGTATCACGTTTAGGTGCTACTAACGGTGGCAGCGATAAGCGTTCATTATTTCTAAAACAATTCGCTGGTGAAGTTCTTACTTCATTCGAGGAGCGAAACATCTTTATGCCTCTTCACAGAGTGCGTACTATTTCTAACGGTAAATCAGCACAGTTCCCAGTAACTGGTACTTCAAGTGCTGCATACCACACAGCTGGTGACACCATTTATGGTGGTTCAGTAAACGCTAGTGAAATCACAGTAACTGTAGATGACTTACTCGTAAGCTCAACCTTCGTACCTAAAATTGACGAAGCGATGAACCACTACGATGTACGTTCTATCTACTCTGCTGAGATGGGTAATGCCCTATCTAACGCTGCTGATAAGAACATTGCATCAATCATCTATCAATCAGCTACTGGTGCTGGCACTGCTGACCAAGAAGTTCAGTGGACTAACGCTGACTTTGCTGGTCTATCTAACGGCTCTACTGGTGCTAAAGGTAAGATTGACATTGCTAACACAGCTGCTGAAGGTTCTACTTACACAGCTCAGAACATCGTTGACGGTATCATCAACTCTTTGATGCAATTCGACAAGCACGATGTAACTGGTGAGAAATACTGCGTACTTTCTCCAGAAGCATATTACACGCTAATGGGTGCTGACTCTACAGCGATCAACCGTGACCAAGGCGGTAACGGTAGTGTTGCTGGTGGTAACGTACCAACAGTTGGTGGTGTTAAGATTCTTATGTCTAACCACCTACCTACTGCTGACAATGGCTCTGTACCTCTAAACGAAAGTGGTCGAGGCGCAACTCCATACACTGGTTCTGACGCATTCGATGCAGACCTTAAAGGTATGGTATTCACTAAAGATGCTGCTGCAACTGTTAAGTTGCTTGATCTTGGTGTTGAGTCTGAGTACCAAATTGAGCGTCAAGGTACATTGATGGTTGCTAAATACGCAATGGGTCACAACGCCCTACGTAACAAAGCTGCTATCGCACTTGTTGCTTAATTGTAACTTTTCTGAGAGCGTCCCTTCGGGGACGTTTCTCTTTATTTTTTCATTGAGGTAAACATGACAACTCCTACAACAAAACTAGAAGCAGTAAACTCAATGCTTTCTACTATCGGTGAAGCTCCAGTAAACACACTTAGCTCTGGGCTTGTAGATGCTGAAACTGCTGAGACTATACTCAATGAAGTTTCACGAAGTATTCAAGCTCAAGGCTGGAACTTCAACACCGAACCTGACTACACCATCATTGCTGACTCCGATGGTAATGTAGTCCTGCCTAGTAATGTACTAAGAGCAGACTTAGCTGATTCACAGACTAAGTTTAGAAGCTCTAAGAATGAGTACATTCAAAGAGGTAATAAAATATACGACAAACGACAACACACGTTTAACATAGGTAAAGACCTTAAGTTAGATGTTATTGTCTTACTAGATTTCACGGACTTGCCCGAAGTGGCGAGACGATACATCACTGTTAAATCAGCCCGCATCTTTCAAGAGAGAGTTGTAGGGAGTGATACCCTATCTGCTATGAACAGGAATGACGAACAAGAAGCCTTGTTTGCCCTGAGAGAGATGGAAGGGGACAACGGTGACTATAACATATTTGACGATTATGGCACAGCCAGTGTCCTTGATCGTTCTATTGGAACAAAGGTGATACGTAATGGCTCTAGTTTCTAAGAACATACCTAACCTCATTAACGGGGTTAGCCAACAGCCCGCAGCTCTACGATTAGAGAGTCAGGGAGAAGTACAGGAAAACGGTTTCTCAGATGTGGTTGATGGTCTTAAGAAGCGTCCACCTACAAAGTTTCTAAAGCAGTTAAAGTGTCTTAGTGGGGCAAACAGCAATATCATCACAAACCTAAACGCTAGAAGTGACTATGTAAATTTATCAGGTTTAGAGACAGCGTTTTTCCACACGTACAAACGAAGTGATGATGAACAATACCATGTTATTATCACCTCCTTAAAAAAAGTACACGTTTACGACATCGAGGGTAACTTACGATACCAGTCAGGTCATGGAAGTTGGTTAGCAAATGGTGATTGGATTGCCGATAACGGGGACAACACCAGCGCAACCGCTTATCTACCAACGACACCCTCAAACATTACATCTACCTCTGTTGCTGATGCTACGTTTATTGTTAACAAAGACAAGACAGTAGCAATGTCACCCAACAGAGTACCCTCAAACGACCTTAACCAAGCTTTAGTTTATCTTAAGAGTGTTAACTACGGTAGAAATTATACTGTTAAGATGACCTCTAAACAAAACACTTTAGACCCAGATGCGTCTCATACAACAGTTAAACAAATAACAGAGACTGCCACGAATGACCATGAAATAAACTCAGACGGTCTAAAGGTATCTAGTGTTATATCAGAAACAAGGAACAGTAATCCGTGTCTACGGGAAGAGATAGGTAATGAATTAGGTAACATAGTTATATCTAATTTCCAAGCTTTCGGAGGCGAAAACCTTGGTATTTCAGCGTATGATGCAACTGTTTCAGGTTTTACCATATCAACTACAAACGCTGCTGCTGGTAAATACACTGTTCAAGTTGGCGGAGTTACAATACCTTACAGAACTAACACGGGTACAGACTACGAAGCTAACGGTTGGCATAGAATTAATAACACTACGATTAGATTTCCTGTTTATGCAACACAACTTATAAACCCACAACAGGGTTTAAGGGTTAGAGCTGCGGGTAGGGTTCTTTATACAGCCAACACCTCCTCTACTCATGGCTTTATTTCTCCTGAGACATCTAACGATGAGCCTTACTTTATTATTAACACACCTAAAGATACAGGTAATGTTCGTGACTTTGACATCCAAGTTACAGATGATGATGGTGGTGTTAACCTTAAAGCATTTAAAGGCAACGCTAAATCATTTACAGACTTACCCAACCAATGCGAGAACGGTTTTAGATTAGGTGTAGTTGGAGATAACCAGAAGAAAGAAGATGACTTCCATGTTGTCTTTACAGGTGAAGCTGGCTCTGGTTACTGGAAAGAAACTGTAGCGTACAACCTTCAGAACGACTTTGATCTTGATACGATGCCACACACGTTAAGACAGAATGCTGACCTTAGTTTTACCTTTGGTAAAGGTACTGAAGAGGAAGGCAATCAATGGCAGAGCCGTAAGGCTGGTGATGATAATACTAACCCTGCTCCTAGTTTTGTAGGACAAAAGATAACAGACATCTTCTTCCACAGAAACCGCTTAGGTGTTCTTGCAGGAGAGAATGTAATCTTTAGTGAAGCTAGTGGTTACTACAACTTCTGGCGTACAACAGTACGTACACTACTTGACTCTGATCCTATTGATGTAGCAGTCAGTCAGAACGAAGTATCAGAATTGAAAGCTGCTGTACCTATTCAGGATAACTTACTACTGTTCTCAAACCTCAACCAGTTTACTCTATCTGCTTCCCAGTTGTTAACACCAGCGGAAGTAACAGTAGACCAATCAACGAAGTATGAGTGTGATCTGACAACCTCACCTGTTGGTGCTGGTAACAGTGTATTCTTTGCTACTAAATCAGGTAGCTATGCAGGAGTACGAGAGTTCTTCACAAGAGATGATACAGAAATTAAAGACGCTGTAGATATTACATCACACGTACCAGAGTATCTTACAGGTAACATCAGAGAGTTTGCAGCATCTTCTAACGAGGATATGCTTGTAGCTCTTACTACTAGCAATAAGAAAGAGTGTTACGTTTATAAGTGGTATAACTCCTCACAAGAGCGACTACAAAGTTCTTGGTCTAAATGGAAGTTTAGCAAAAGTATTGCTAGTGTTGCTTTTAATAACGCTGACTTATACTTTACCTTTACCGATGGTAGTTATGAAGTGATGTCTTTAACAGGCTCTAGCTCTGCTATTACTGTTACGGAAACTCCTACAAGCTCTGCTAATCTAATTTATATGACAGACAGCTTTGGTGGTACTGATTATGATACTATAAACTACATAAACCCATCTAACAGACAATCATGGGGTGGTTGGGCATCAACAGCTAGTGCTTCCTACCGCATACAAGCACCTTACGGGGCTGTATTAACCTTTAATGCTAGATGTCCTAACGGTGGTTCAACAGACATAACATTCACGTTAGAGAATGCTCCATATCCTAACACAAACCCTATGGAGGAACTCACACCAGTGACTATATCAGGCAGCACGTACAGCTCGTACACTGTTGTCATAGACCCTCAACCTGCTGATAATATTTATACGAATATAATTATGCGATCTAGTGCAGACAATGTACAGTTTGGCATAAACTCTTTATCTATAACAGCAACTGAAGGACTAGTCAGAGGCTCTGAACAAGACGTACTCCTAGATCACAGAAAGTATATCCTAGGCGCACAGTCAGCCGCAGCTTTGACTACGTGGGGTATTGATGAGTATACGCAGTTTGTTAACCATAAAGGTGTAGTAGTAGGACAAGGTAATTCTTTAGAGGAACGTCAGAAAGTATCAACTTACCTTGACGGACAGCACAATGAAATACTAGACCATAACGGTGACGGTAACTTAACAGATGCTGCGGTAAACAACTACGTCTATGTAGGTCAACCATACACATTTAAGTACCAGATGTCTGAGCAAATATTCAAACCAGCTCAGGGTGACGCTACTAAAATGGCTAGGCTGCAACTACGTAAAGTATCGTTTAACTTTAACGACACAGGCTACTTCGAGGTAGATGTAACATCAACAGGAAGAGATACCAATAAGACAACCTTCACAGGTAGAACATTAGGTCAAATAGATAACTTGTTAGGTTACTCTGCTGTCGTACAAGACGGTACGCAAGAAGTAGGGATACAATCGCAAGCAAGTCAAACAAACATTACAATAACTAATGACACACACCTCCCATGTATTTTCCAAAGTGCAGAATGGGAAGGCTTTGTCACACTACGAAACCAGAGACTCTAATATGACACACTACTACAGACCCGCTAAATTTGAAGATTGCCGAGAACTAGCTCCAGCCTTACGTGAACAAGACGCTAAGGAAGTAATGGCTAGTGATGGGCTTACACCTTTGAGGGCATTACAGCATAGCTACAACAGCTCTGCACCTGAATGCTTTAGTATCATCCATGAAGATGGAGATATAGTGGGTATGTTTGGTTTGTCTGACTCTGGTTTCTTTGCTAGTCCTTGGTTACTAGGTTCTCATAAATTACCAGAAACTAAGAAAGTAATGTTGCCTGTTTCAGCAAAGTGGGTGGAGGAAAAGAATGACCAACACCCACTCTTGCTAAACTACGTACACGCAGAAAACACAGTGTCGATTAGATGGCTAAAAGCTTTAGGCTTTAAGTTTATCAAACTAGACAAAGAATACGGAGTAGGAAAACAACCTTTCTACCAATTTGTGAGGATAAAAGAAAATGTGTGATCCAGTATTATTAGCGACAGCTTCTGCTGGTATGACTATTTTGGGAGCTTCCCAAGCACACCAAGCACAGAAGGTAAAAGAGCAAGTTAATAGACGTAGTGCTTTAGCTGCTCAAAATGATGAATTAAGACAGATTAACATACAAGCAGCTCAAGAAGATACAGCAGCTGCTGAACAGAAACTACAAACAGATTTAGAAGTGATGCAACAAACAGCCAGAGCTGAAGTAGCTGGTGGTGAAAGTGGGGTGTCACTAAACAACAATGCAGTTATACAAGACATGGAACGACAAGGTCTTATGGCTAACACAGGTGTCGATAGAAACTTAGACACTACAATGCAAGGGTTACAAGAAGAACGCTTAGGCTCTAAATCAAGAGCGCAATCAAGAATTAACTCAGTGTCCAAACCAAGCTCAACAGCTACAGGCTTAAAGATAGGTCAAGCTATTGTAGGTGGTATGAGCGACTCTGGAGCATTCGATAAAACATAGGACATATTAAATGGCAACCTCAATCAATGAATCAGTAAACTGGCGACAGACTGCGGTCACGCCTGATTATAAGGTTGGAGCTAAACGAGTAGATACATTCGTTCAAGGTGAAACTAACTCCAAAGGGATGCAAGTAGCTGCGGCTCTTGAATCTGCTGCGGGAACTTTAAGTAACTTGGCTCAGAAACAAGCTGTTAAACAACAGCGAGAACAAACTAAAGAAGAGCGACAAGCAGAAGCTTTGGACGTACTAGAAGCTGACAACCAATCTGCCTCCCAAAGAGAACTTGCTACACAGTGGTTAAGCGATACTGACGTATCGTCTTATGATACGCCACAACAAGCCTTAGAGCAATATGCTATAGATAACCCATCATACGGTCAGGCTATAGGTAGCCTAACTACTGACACAGGTCGCATACGCTTTGGTACAGAAGTTGGGGATGTCTTTAACAAAGGTTTCTACGCTAAGAAGAAAGAACAAAAAGATTTCAAAACAGCCACGACTCTTAATAACAACCTTATTATGGAATTAAACAAGGACGGGCAAACAGATCAGGCGATGGAAGCAAACGATCCAAGGTTTACTAAGTTAGTAAAAGGATTAGAAGATAAAGCCTTTGCTCTAGGTTACGAAACACCACAGTCTCGCTATAAACTACTAGCCTCTGTAGCAGAGCAACAATATAGAGACGGTAGAGATGACCGCCTTTATGATTTCTTGTTAGGCAACATAGAGGGTCGCACAGCGATAGGCGATCCAGACTTTCAGAAATCTCTAGCAACCAGTAAAGAGTCTATTAGAAAGCTACACTTGTCACAAGATAATGAGGCACGTTTGACCAAGGAAAGAGAGCTTAAACAAAATAAGGTTCTACTAGGTCAAGAAGTAGCTGCTGTATTAATGAGCGGTGAAGGTGATCTACTTGAGCTTGCGAATAGATACACAAGCATGGGCGTGGCTAGTGCTATGCAAACCGTTAAGTCAATGAAAGATGCTCACGAAGATTTAGACGATGTCAACCTAGACTCTTCTCAGTATTCATCAATCTGGCAAGGTTTCCTACAACAATCTACTCCTATGGATCAGATGGCGTATTTAAATACACACGTAGCTAATGACACCATTAGTAAACCACTCCTTGCACAACTATATTCACGTATTGGCAACGACCAAGACAAGGCTATGTTTAATAACATGGCTTGGAAAAGTGTTGAGGCTGGTATTAATTCTTTGTCTAGAGACAGCGATAGCGGTTTTGCTTTAGCTGAGTTCACCTACTTAGATGGCGTAGGTAAACAGCTTTGGATTGATCTTTACACATCTCCTGAATTTAAGGACATGGGGCTACAGCAGCAGATAGCTTCAGCAAACAACATTGTTAAGACTTTAATGACTCTTAAAGAATCCGATAACTCCACTAACGCTATTGTGGACGGCAGGGAAGAGTTCAGAACACAACAAGATATACAACAAACTGATTTACAAGTTAGAGAACTAAGTGAGCCAGTTAAAGACGAAACCCCCGCTGAGGCGTTGGTTAGAGCCAAAGAACTTCAAGAGGCGCAAGAGCGGCTTAGAAAATTAAGAGAAGATTAACTGAGGTTAAACATGAGTGATTACACTTATTATCTAGATTTAGCAGAACAGGCTAAACAAGAAGGCGATTTAGAAACAGCAAAAGGTTTGGCAGATTATGCTGAGACCTTAATGCCTACACAGGAAGCAGAAGTAGAAACACAGCCAGAACCACAAGAACAAGGTTCACAGTTTGGTGTACAAACCCAAACAGCCTTAAGTGTTGCTGGGGGTGTTGGAAGTGCTGTTACAGAATCTGCTGGGTTCTTAGATTTAATCCTAGACCCTATAGCTGATGACATAAGTAAAGTGACGGGTGATGTAGCTACCTTTAAAACAAAAGGCGCAAGTGAAGAAGAATTAACCCTATGGGAAAACCTAAACGGGGCTGTTGTCTTTGACGCTTTCGGTAGAGAAGTTAAACACTTTGACTATGACCAGTTACAACAACTTAAGCAAAGTAAACTTATTGACAACGCTAGACTTGGCTACTTTGGTGAAGGCTCATTAGAGAACATCACAGAGTCAGCTTTACTAACCAACAAAGACTTAAAAGAGTCTGGTGTAGTAGATAGCGGCTTTGCTCAGTTCACTGGCGGTGTAACACAATTCCTAGCTGGGTGGGTTACTTTAGGTAAGTTTAAGAAAGGTGCTGAGGCTACACAAACAGTTACACAAAGAGTTACTGAAGCTACTGCAAAAGGTTTTGTCGTAGATACGGTAGCCTTTGATGGTCACGATGCTAACGCTGCCGATCTTGTTAAGATGATGGGTCTTGAGGCTGAATACCTAGACTGGCTTACTGATAAAGAAACAGATGAAGAGTTTTTCAATAGACTTAAGAACGGTATAGCTGGTGGTGCAACAGGCATAGCTTTAGACTATACAATAGAGGGTTTAATTAAAGGCTTTAGGTTTGTAAAATCAGGTAAGAAGTCAAAAGACGAAACCCTAGCACCAGAGGAACAAGCGGCTGCTAAAGAAGAAGCTGAAGTTTTAGATAAAGAACTAAAAGATGATCTTAACCCAGAAGAGGGTAACACTAAAGTTCTTGATGAAGATGGTAACACACTTAACGTAGAGACCCCTGAGACAACATCTAAGAAGTTTGATGATGAAGCACCAGAGCCTAAAGCAGAAGAACCAGAAGTACCTTTAGGTAAGCCTGAGAAATGGGGCGAGAACGAAGCTGGTGATATGGTTCATCAAGTTGATTACGAAGGCACAACCATCAACATCATTAAGCGCAAAGACTCCAAGAGATATGGCATTGAGGATTTAGAGGGTTTTGGTACATTCGGTTCAGTTAAAGAAGCTAATGAGTTTATCCATAATACACTGTATCGTTCAAACGATGTAGCTGATATGAACAAGTGGCAGAAAGCTGCTAAGTCAAAAAGAGATGCAGAAGAGTTACCTGAAGCTCCATTAAGTATTAACACTAAACCTGTTAAGGTGGGTAAGGGTGAGTACACAGTAGAGCGTAACGGTACTACTTATAATGTCAATAAGGTTAGCAGCAACAAGTGGGAGATAGAAGGTCTAAAAGGAACTGTTAAAAGCCTTAAGGAAGCCACAGAGAAGTTAAACAAACTAGCTGAGGATGCGGCTAGGAATAATAAAGGTTCTTCAGTATACAAAAACCCAGAGTTTCCTATAAACAAAGTAAATGAAGATAAGTACATATTTGATAGATCAGACGGTTTTAACCTATACGAATATGACGTTATAAGAAGTAAGGACGGTAAGTGGGAACTTATAGAAGGAAATGGTAATATCTCACCTGTTAAATTTGACAGCCCTGATGAAGCAGTAGATCACATAGACAGCATCGTATTAAGGGATAACCCTGATAAGTTAAAAAGATTTAGAGAACACGTTGAGAAGCGTAAAGAGTTTTACCAAGATCAAAAGATAGAAGATTCAGATGTACCTAACATCCCTGACTACACTAGAATGTCTAAAGATGAGCTAGACATCATCACTAAGGAAGCTAGAGCGAAGTTCAAAAGCTTACGGTCTCCTGATGATACAAGCACAAAAACCATTCCTGTTAAGAAGTCTATTGCTCAAGGTAGAGCTTATATCACTAAACTCTTAAAGGAGCAGGAAGTAACAGCCGACATCTTAGACTTTGTTAAACAACTAACAAAAGAAAAACCACACCCTTCAATGGCAGCAGCCTTTACTAAAGGTGTACAAGACTTACAGCAAGATATTGTACTGTCTATAAGGTTGATTGAGGAAAGCACAGCTTACAAAAAAGGTGATCCGAACGCTATAGCTAAAAAAAGAATGCTTACCAAAGCTTACTTAGAGCTTCATACAGTCATAGAAGGCTTAGGTAGTTCTTGGGGTAGAGCGTTACAAGCTTTACGAGTAGCTGTTACAGGTAGCAAACCAAGAGACTTATCGTCTTACTTTGGTGAAGATTTAGCCAGAGCGCAGGACAAGATGGTTGATAAGGCGGCTAAGGCTGCTCAGAAAGAGATTGATCGTCTTAAGAAAGGTAAAAACCTCTCAGAAGATGACCTTCTTAGAAAAGATATGCTAGAGGAATCAGGCATCGAAGCGTCACCCGAAGATATGACCTTCATCAACCGTATAAAAGAGAAAGCTGGTAGTTACTACTCAACTACTAAAAAAGGCTTGGACATGACTGTAGAGTTTGCAACAGCTAACCTACTGACCAGTATAGATACACAGTTAATTAACATCATAGCTAACTCAGTGATGACCCTAGTTAACAATATCGAAACCATGTCTGGTGCGCCTATTGCTCTTTTACGTGGTGATGTTAAGGCTGCTAAGAGACAATGGCGTAGAGGTTATGTGCAAATGTTTGGTATTGCCCTACACTCTAGAAGAGCTTTGGCTGCTTCGGCTGAAGTTATCGCCTCTGGTAAAAACATCCTCGACCCAGACTTTAAAGTAAAAGAAGAAGTACGGGGGGCTAAGGACAGTGTTTCTATCGGTAAAGGTGATCTAGACTTACGTGATATTAGAGAAAAGATCAGGAACGCAGATTGGGATGAGTTGAAAGATATTCCTATTGGGGATTGGGTTGGTAATACTGTACGTATACCGTTTAGAGGTCTAGCCGCTGGTGATGAATTTTTCAAGCAAGTTAACTACCGCTCCGTGTACATGGGCTTGGTAGATGCTAGATGGCAACAGGCTGGTAAACACCAAGACGAGGGTATGAAGGAATACTGGGGATTGGTGAAAGCTGAGGTTGATAAAAGCTTAGACCTTGTTAAAAAATGGAGAGACGGTGAGGAAGTATTAACCGAACAAGATTTAACTGATTTAGGGGAGGTTATTTACGCTCTCCAACAATCTCGCCAAGTTACGTTTACAGATAAATTAGGTGGCTTTGGTCAGTGGATACAAAAAGGTGTAAACCAGTTCCCACTTGCTAGGCTTATCATGGATGCTTGGTTTATCCGTACACCTACAAACGTATTTAAGTTTGGTCTAAGACGCTTTCCAGTAACAGCTGTATTCTCAAGAAGATTCCACGAAGCTATGAAAAGAGGCGGGGATGACAGAGATAGAGCTATAGGCGAAATGGTTATGATGACTACGGCTGTCTATACTGCATGGAACTTTATCAACGAAAAAGAAAAAGTGCCAGATGGTAAAGGCGGTGAAGTAGAAATCTATAAGTGGACAAGCACTATGGATCATACATCCTACAACCACCAAAAGAATCTTAAATTGGCTGGTGTAGCTCCTCACTCGTACTACCATGAGGGTAAGTTCTATACTNNATACTACTTCTCGTTTTGACCCTGCTGATGTAGTCTTAATGACACTCGCAAACACTAGAGACTTAGTAGAGTTAGGTAAGTACGAAGAAGCTAACGAAATACTAGGTGCTACAGTTGTCTCCTTTATGAACCTTGCTAAAGATAAAACCTTTACACAAGGTATAGCAAACTTTGTAGAGATGACTGCTGATCCCATCAACAAGGGTGGTAAATACTTAGAAGCAAAAGGTAGAGTGTTTACTCCAGCAATCTTAAAAATGTTAGGTGAGGATGAAGTATACAGAGAAGTGAACGGTGTTATCGAGGCTATGCAAAGTCAGATACCCACACTGTCTCCTAACCTTCAACCTAAGTTCGATAGGCTTGGACAGGTTAGCAACAAACCCGATAAAGGTTTATCTAACGTAACCCTCTTATCAGATAACCCAGTTCGTTTAGAGTTCTTAAAGATGAACTCCAACATCTCTGACATTCCTAAACAAAGAGGAATACTTGATCTGGAAGCTGACTACTTTTACAAAGACGGTAAGTCTGCTTGGACTAGGTTCAATGAGATTTACTCAAGTATTGAAAAGAACGGTTTAACTCTAGAAGAGCGTATAGCTAAATACTTCAAATCTTCAAGATACCAAAAGGTAACTAAGAAAAGCTTATCTACTCCTGAGAGAGATTTAAAGAGTGGAGCAGAGAAAGACGTTATGTCTATTCTTGGCGATTACGAAAGGTACGCCATGAAGAAGCTTCTAAAGGAATACGAAGATACAGGTCTTGCAGAAGTATATGAAGTTAATCGTAAACTTGAACGTAACGCCCAACGAGAGAAAACAGTTGCGGGTATTATAACCGATCCAGAAGTAATCATAGCTAACTGGCGCAAAAAACAACAGGATAAATAAATGGCAAACTCAATTAAGAAATACGTGTGGGATGCAACCCATTCGACAAACTCTCAGTTTCTTGCCCCAACAGCTTTGTCGGGGAGAGAAAGTACCGATATAAAAGTAAAGGTCGGTAAGGCTGAACTAACTAACAGTCAATACAACTTAGTAACTAGCGGAGCTTCTAGATACGTTAAGTTTAACGCAGGGTTCACACCTAATGTGGGTGACTCTATTCGTGTCTACAGACAAACAAATCACAACGCTAGACTTGTAGACTTTGTAGATGGTTCGCTACTAACTTCTGAAACTTTAGATTTGGATTCAGAACAACTGTTCGCTATGGCTCAAGAAGCTTACGACAAAGGTGACGAAGCCACTATAGGTAGCGAGAGTTTCTACTACTCTCAAGGTACAAACCCTAACGATGATATAACTGGTAATGTAGATACTGGTACTTTGTGGTATGATACTTCAAACACCCCCTTTACACTTAAAGTGTGGAACGGATCAGAGTGGCAAGCAGCAGCTCCTGCTAGAGTAACTAAGAAGTATGGTACGACAACTGCTGGTGGTAAAACAGCCGTAGTTAGTCACCCAACTAATGGTTCGTTCTCTCAGTTTACTGACGCAGCCTTTACTTCTGGTTCAGATTTATACCTGAACGGTGTGAAACTGGTTGAAACCTCAAGTATTTTCACGATCCCATCAGAGGGAGACTATACCGTAGATAACGGTACTGTAACATTCTTAGACCTAAGCAGTGCATCAGACATACTTGTGTCAGAGACATTCAACAGTCACTTCAGCTCGTCTGTATTTGATGCTGAAACTAGTGCTGAAACAGCTGCACAGGCTTCTCTAACATACGCTGGTTTGGCTGCCGATAGGTATTCTGAAACGGTAAGCGCAAAGAGCGATGCTGTAGATTCTGCTAGTGACGCAACTAAATACGCAATAAACGCTAAAGACCAAACCTTTACTACTTCTAATGGTATCGGTGGTCAATACTCTGCTAAACACTACGCAGAGACAGCAGCGGATAGTGCTACTACAGCTTCCAACGCATCTAATAGCCCCAACATACAAAGAGTGGGTGGTGATTTAGGTCTAGGTAATAACTCTTTAATCAAGCAAGTAGCTGATGATATTAATGATGTAACAGCAGTGGCTGGTAAGATCACTGAAGTAGAATCTCTTGCTGGTAAGACATCAGAGATGACTACACTGACTACAGGTTCAGCTCTAAGTGACATCAACACTGTAGCTGGCAAAGCAACAGAGGTTGGTCAAGTAGCTGCTATTGACTCTGAGATTGCAGACGTAGCTCTGAAGCTATCTGAGATTGATGCAGTAGAAGCTAAACTAAGTGACATCGAAGATGTTGCAGAAGTTGCTACTCAAGTATCAGACGTAGCTACAGCTATCCCTGACATTACTACAGTAGCCACAGAGCCTTACAAAAGTAAGATTGAAACAGTCTACACACACAGAGATACTATAACAGATGTAGGTGGAGAGATAACTAAAGTAACAACTGTTGCTAATGACCTTACTGGTGCTAACAACATAGGTACTCTAGCTGATCCTACTTACAAACAACAAGTGACTGATGTAGCAAATCAAATAGGTGCTGTAGGAACTGTATCAGCAAGTATTAACAACAACGACATCAGTACAGTAGTGTCTAATGTAGAAAACATTGGTACTGTTGCTGATATTAGCGATGACGTAACAAACCTTAGTAAGTCTACTGGGGATATGTCTACGTTAGTAAGCAAGATAGGTCAAACAAACGACCTTGCGGGTGCTGTAAATGATGCACAAGCTAGTGCTACAGCTGCTGCTGGTTCTGCTTCAACAGCTGCAACCCATGCTGCTAACTTAGGTAGTGTTGCTTATCAAGACCTTACAGCTATCGCTGAGTCTAAATCAGTAACTGCCAAAGACGTATTTGTCTATGACACTAGCAAAGACTCTGACGGTGGTGCATGGCGTAACCGTACTCAAGGTACTACGTGGTACAACGAAGCGTTAAACACTAGCACTCGTGGTGCAACTAAGAAGTTCCCTGCGGTTGCTGTGATTGTGGCTGAGTCTGACAAGGTTACTATCTACGATGGTGATGATCCTAGTATGCCTATGTGGATGGTGTTTAATGGTGCTGTTAACCATTCCATTTTTGTTGGGTTTTCGAATGATGGCTATGTAACTTCAGTTGTAATGCGGGACGGAATTTTTTATGTTGGAACGAAAGGTTCTTCTACTAACGGTTCGATTAATGCGGTTGCAGTGGCTAACTTTGTTTCAGATGTAATGAGTAAGTATGATGAAGTTGGNNAAACAGCACTTCACACGGACTTTGGTGGCATTCTTTGCTTACCAACGACCCATCGAGAAAGATTGTTGATCAATACGTCAACGACATAGCCATGACAGTCCTCCCCAACGCACCTATAGACCCTGACACTGGATTACCTGTGCCAACCATAGCGGTTGCTACTGATGGTGGTGTGAGTGTTATTAAGGATGATGGGAGTGTTGTTTCAAAGAGTTCTAACCTGTCTAACTATAACCACTCTATGTCATTTAACATTCAGTTTGATGGTCAAGATGTGGTGTTTACTGCTTGGAACAACTCTAGCGCACACAGTGTTGTAAGATGGGATTTAAACCTTACTACAATGAAAAGTGTTTTCAGTAAATATGCTACTGCTCCTAGTCAAACAGGCGTTAATGTTAGACTTCCAAAATACAGTTCGGCTTACAGTACAAAAGACATGGTAGCCAGAGATGGTGGTTTTACCGTGGCTACTGGTGACGGTTTATTTAATATCCATGAACAATCGGGTAGTCCTTTAGATAGCCTAGTTAACGCTATAACAAAAGACTTCAACACAGGTTGGATGAACGGTGACATTAAGTTAGCAACCTTGATGGATACTACTGCTGAGACTATTAGCGCACCTGAGTTGGTGACTAATGGTGACTTTAGTAATGGGACTACTGGTTGGAGCATTGTTGGTTCAGGTGCTTCAGCTCAGGTAGTCAATGGCGAGTTAGTTGTTACAAGAAACGGAACAGGCGCACACGCACAGCAATCAATACCAACAGAAATAGGTAAAACGTATATTTTAAGTGTTGATTTAACAGCGGCTACAGGTGCTGCAAGTATAGGTGTGGAGTTAGGCTCTTCAATGAGTGAAATAGGCAGTACGTTAAAAACTTATACAGTAATACACACTGCTACAAGTACAACTACACTTGTTGACATCAACACGTTTAATACAATGAACGGTACTATTACAGTAGATAACATCTCAGTCGTAGAAGTAGTTGCAGACCGCTCAGTAAACGGCAACGGTCTAAACATCGTTGGTAACGTGACTAAGTCTGCTGTAGCAACTGGTGCGGAGCTTGTGGGTTACGGTGCGTTTTCCACCGCCAACCACCTAAAACAAGATTACAACAGTGACCTTGATTTCGGTACGGGTGATTTCAGCTTTTTAACTTGGTTCAAAGGAACTGATGCTTACGGGGTTTTTGCAGGAACAAATGCAACAATAAGCACAGGTTTCAACGTGTCCACAACAGGGACTGTTCCAAGTGTAAAGTATCGAGTTCATTGTGGAAGCGAGCATACTGACGCTCCTTATAGCACGTTAATTTATGGTGACACTTGGAATCAATTAGCGGTCGCAAGAAAAGACGGTGTATTAAGTATTTATGAAAATGGAGTATTATTACATAGCGAAACTAATACTGGGAACATAACAGGAGGTGGTAGTTTAGCCGTTGGTTACAGGCAATATGATAATGCCCAAAACTATGGTGGTAAACTGGCTCTCCTTCGCATCTCAGCCACAGCTCCAACCTCAGAGCAAATCGCTAAAATCTATCGTGACGAGAAGCCTCTGTTCCAAGAGGGAGCTAAGTGTACTTTATCTAGTTCTGATGATGTCAAAGCAATAGCTTATGACGAAGATTTAAGTGTACTTCATGTCAGCAACGGTTCTGGGTCAAGTGCCTATCGTGATGAGTTTGTGGGACTACAGAATGTAGTAGCAAACCAACTTACAGAAAGCAGTGAGAACGTCAGTGCTTGTAACGGATTAGTGGTGGAGGATTAATCATGCCAGTAAAAATATCAAAACCCGCAATAAACTTGCGAGAAGAACTAGCCTCCCTGAGAAATCAGGGGGGTTTACCCAAGGAAGATAAGCTGTACTTGGATGGCTTGGTATCGAACGGAAACTTCGGTACTTCTAGTGATTGGACGCTAGACACAAACTGGGAAATAAGCAATGGAGAGTTACACGCTAACTCAACTGCCCAATACACCAGTGCAAGGCAAACTTTAAAAACAACCGTAGGTAAAACATACAAAGCAACAGTAACTTGTACTAGTTATACATCAGGAAGTTTTAGGTTGTATGTCCATGACGGCAATGCTTATCAAGAATCTGCTACTTTCACTTCAACAGGTACTTACACAGTTACATGGAAAGCTCGCACATCAAGTGACCAAATACGAGTATATAGCTATGGTGGAACAGCGGTTGGAACATTCGACAACGTCTCAGTCCAAGAAGTAGGCGAAAACCTTGTAACCAACGGTACGTTTGATTATGATTTAACAGGGTGGACTGTTGTAAACCCTAATGGTCAAACGGTTGAGCAGACTGGAGGTAAGTTAAGATTGGCAACAACCGTTGGTAGTGATTATATTGATGCAAACCAATTACTGACAAACACCACTTCAGGTAAAACTTATACGTTATCTCTTGATTATACCAAAACCAGTGGGAGCGGTTTTTCTTTAGTGATTAACGGAGTTCAAACAAACCACACAGCGTCAGGACATATTGTTAGAACTTTTGTTTCGGACGGTTCAGATTTCATTCAGATAAAAAGAATGGACGCTAGTGACAGCCTTTTTGACAACATCACCGTAACCGAAGGCTCACAACCACACCACATAATCCAAAGCATCCCCTACGGCTACGATGTCAAAGATGTTTACATTGACGGAGAGTTAGCTCGTGAAGGTGAAGCCTACGATTACGAAGTGAAAACCGATGGTATCAACCAGTGGCTTAAGCCCAGTGTTGAACCCACACTAACCACAGAGACTGTTGTAATAGGAGTACGCAAATGATTTTTGTACATAAGGGTATGAAGTCCCTAACTTCACAACAGTTAAACCGTAGGACACAAAAGTATATCGACAGAGACTACCCACAGTGGAAGCGTGAGCGATCTATGCGTAAAGCTGATGGGCTGTTCGATACTTACATGGATGGTGTTGAAGCTGACACAGACACTAACAGAGCTAACAACGAGTTCAACTGGAACTTAGAGCAGTACCGAAAGGCTGTTCTAAGACTAGAGGACTATGTGTTGTCTGTTGGTGTACCTGAAGTAACTGTTGAGGTTCTTACAGGTGAGACAACCTATGACGAAGAAACTGGAGAAGCTACAGAAGTTACAGAGACCGTAGTTACTCCTGCTATCGAGCCACTAGAGGCTACTGTTGAAGTAGTAAGTGTGGATGAAGAAGGTAATGAAACTACGGAGACTGTAGACAATCCTTTGATTGTTCAAGATGTTGCCGAAAGAGCGCAAGCACAGTCTATAATTGACAATTCCTCAGAAGAGGTAAGGAGTTTTGGCATAGCCGAAGAGGAGTAATCCTAATGACTAAGGCGAGAGACCTAGCGGTCTTTAACGCAGCGGGGGTACTTACGAGTACCTCCAATCTTAACGCAACTAAATTAACATCTGGAACAATACCCAACGCTAGATACGGTACGCCTACATTTAATGGGTCTAATTTGACAAGCTTAACACCAGCTAACTTAGACGATACTGGTACTATTCCTTCAGCACTCCTTGCGGGTGTTGGGGGTGGT